AGTACCTTGTTCTGCTTGAAACCCCCATATTAAAACATCTGCACTATTAACAGAAGAACTTGAGCCTCTTAAAGCTAAACCGCACCAACTTGTTGAACCTGCTGTTGTATCTAACTCATACCTCTTCCATTCAGTACTTATTTCAAACTCTGAAATATCACCTCCATTATGCCATAATAACTTCTGATTTGTATTAGTGTTACTTTTTAAATAAACAGAAAAATAATATCCAGTATTAGTAGTTAAGGATTGTCTTATGAAAGTTCTGTCACTTATTGTAGTACCTCCGTCTAAATCTAATTTTAATCTTGTAGCGTTTAAAGTTCCATCTGGAGATATAGCGTAATTTTCTTCTATAATAGGTGTTAGTGATGTACCAATATTGTACTTTATCCAATCTGAATCCGTAAAATCCTCTGAATGCTTAATAGAGTTTGTTCTAGTTGGCTCTAATAATAGACTTGGGCATCCACTATCTGAATAATCTATTCTTGGCACATCTGCATTTATATCTTTTACAAAACCATCTTTATTTACTCTTGTGGCTGTTGTAGCTCTTGAAAATGTAAAATCGCCATCTCCATTTGAAGGAAGAGGACTATATAATGTACCTGCTTTATATGCGCTTGGTATTAATGCTAATTTTGGTTCTGTCATCTTCTTCTATTTATATTACCCAACTTAAAAAATCAGTTTCTCCTTGTGGAGATATATCGCTACCTGTATTAGTATTATATTCAGGATAGTCTATAGACCTATCACATAAAAATCTAACTAATCTATCTGTGTAATAGTTAGCTGTTGTTCTTGCTTGAGCTTGTAAGTAATCTACCTCTTCTTTATTTACTGTTTCTGAGCTTTCAGAAGAATGCTTATATACGCCTCCGTTAGCTATTGTGTAAGCAACAAATGGGAGAAACTGTACTAGAGACCATTGTATCAACATTGGCTTAATATATGTAGTCAAAAGAGTCTTATATACAGCGTTAGATGCATCATTAATGGTATTAGATAAAATTAAGCTCATTATCTTATCATATAAATCAGTTCCTAAGTATGATTGAATATGTATATCTTGAGCCTGCTCTATATAGGGCATAAATTTACCTTCATCAATATTACCATCTAATACCGAATACCTTTTTAAGTCTTTACTTGTTATGAAAATTGCCTTACTCATATCTTATTATCTTATATTAATTCTTGAATCCTTCATTAGGCATATCCTTTGGCTTAATAGAAACATTCTTAGGGTTTCTTACTCTATAACCTTCTTTTTCAGCTTGATTTGTTGATACTTTAGGTGCGTTAGGCGAATTGACATCTACGCTTGTTCTACTTTTAAAAGTTAATCTTTGCCATTTATGGTGACACCTTGCACCACCTTTAAATTCCCATATCGAATAGGTATCTGCCCCTGATACACCGAAACCTGCATTAACAGCCTTACTACCCATAGCTATAATATCTTCTTTACGATATAGTTTATCAGCACCAACCATCTTCTTACAGAATTGTCTTGAGTTTTCTGATATACCACCTACGTACTTATACCTAACTTTAAAGTTTACTCCTTCTATAGTTGTATCTTGCTCAGACTTACTATTAGGTCTTGCTGTACCTGTAGAAGCTAAGTTAAGTACTCTTTGTAATAAAGATAGTTTTTCTTCTTTAGAAGAATTCCATTTAGCAACCTCAGCATCTAACTCTTCTTCAGTATCTAAGTCAACATCTCTAGAGTCAATTAGAGACCATTTAGACGCATCTAAAACTTCTCCCTTATCTATCAGCTCATCTGTAAAAGAACCTTCCTTAGAGAGCGTTAAATTAGCTTCTTCTTGGCTTATTCCTGTTTCTTCTTCAGCAGTATCATCATCCATATTCTCAGTATCGATAAATTCTAAAGGCTGTATAGTTTTAAAGTATAATTCTGCGTTAATACCATTAATAGCAAATATCTCTTCTAAAGCATCTGTTATTTCTTCTTGATATACTTTAATAACTGTATTGTTAAAAAATAAAGAACTATTTTTAATTTCGTCAGCATTAGAGCTAAATCCGTTGCCATCACGTACACCTAATAATAAAGGAGATGTTACATTATGACCTGTAATAAGTTTATTTCTACATTCATCTGCTAAGTATGCATAATGCTCAGGTGCATTATCTAAAGGTAGATTCTCTACAGTAGTAGCTGATTCTTTATTAGCATTAAAGGATATTACAACCTTATCTCCGTGCTGACCTGTAAATTTGTTTAATAATTGTTGCTTAAGCCTTCTCTGTTGGTCAGAATCAGGTACACCATTATTCATATTAATAACCTTAGTACCACTGAAGCCATTTAACGCATCATTAATTAAGTACTCAGAGATGATTTCTTCTAAGTAAGCATAAGATAAAGCTCCTGCATAATCTACTGGCGAATAGTAATAATATCCACTTGTGTAGGGTGCTATAATATACACCTCAGTTTTTTTTCCATTAGTTGAGCCAAAAACAGGGAATGATTTTAAAGTATCACTTTTTTTGTAGTCCTTCCATTTAGGATGATAAAACCACTCTTCAACTTTACCACTATCTCCAATCTTGCCCGCTCTTAATGTTTCCATAGGAAAGTGAGATACCTTAGCTACTTTACCTTTATTGTATTGCACCTGTAAAGCTCCCATTCCTAGTAACTTTCTATCAAAAGCTAATTTTCTTAAATCAGACTGTACGATTATTTTATCTATATTCTCTTGAGCTAAAGGGTTTTCTGATTCATTTAATACAGCTAATCCTTTTCCGTATATTTTAGTAGATGTACCTTTAATTATAGCTTGATTTGTTGTAGAGCCTATATATCTCTCTATAAGGTATTGAAAATATAAATTATCAGCACCATAATCTACAAAGTCGGAGTTTCTTACCTCTTCTACTTTTGGCGAAGTGTAAGCATTTAGTTGTACAACTTCTACAGAACTATATGTGTTTTTATTTTTACTCATAATATTAATCTTGGTATGTTATGTATTCAGACTCAGCAGAATCTTCAGTTCTTGATGTATATTGATTTTCATTAGTACTATAAACCCCTGCATTATCAATGACGTCTTGATTTGTTACAAAAACCAAAGCGTTAAAAGATATGTTACTACCTATATAAGCTCTCATCCTATACGTATGGTCTTGTTCTAAGAAGTCTAATATTACATCAGTAGTTAAGTAATAACCTGCATCTAAAAAGACTACACCTTCTACTGTGAATATATTTCCTGTCTGTTCATCTGTAAAAGTTAATATATCTATATTGCTATTTCTTGCTATTATATTTAGCTCTTGTGCTAAATCGGTTTTTTTAAGTATTATCATCTTACTAAGTGTATAAAAGTAACACTACTAAAACATTATATATAACACAAAAAAAAAGAGCTAACCTAAGTTAACCCTTCTTAATTTTTATAAAGTAAATACTAGGATTACACTCCTTCGTTGATAGTTACTTCAGCAGCATCAGCCATAACTGAAGCATCTACAAAGTTAGCTGGAGAAACTTCCATAGCAGTAACTGTTAAGCTATAACCATTAAAATCTCCCATACCTGCACCACTTGCAGTAGAAACAGCTACATCACATCCATTTTCTAAACCAAATAGTCTAAAAGAACCATCATAACCTTCTACGATTATTCTAGGACGTCCGTAAGCTAATAATTTTAATTCTTTACGTGTAACAGCATCTTGCTTCTTTAGCTGAACTGTTCCTGTAGTTGTATAGAATACTGTACCATTTTCAGAAGAAGTCTCTCCTGCTTCATCAAAAGAGTTAGCCCCTCTTAAATCAAATTTATATAGGTCTACTAAAGCACCCATAGCTGTAATCTCATCGTCAGTACCTAACGTTGGACTAAAGTCTTTATCCCAGTTCGCAATATAGATAGCCTTTAAGCCACCTACTGACTTACAAGGTTCTAATCGACCACTGTTTATTTCACAAGCCATATTATATGTTTTTATAATTAATAATAAAAAAGGGTAAGCAGATTAATACCTACCCTTTATTTTTTGTACTTCTAAGAAATATTCTTAGTTAGCAGCGTTAGTAATTCCGTAAGTTATGATGTCTTCAACAGAACCATATTGTACACCTGCAGTGAAGCGTTGTACAAATCTTACATTTTGAGAACCATCTATTTGACTCATATCTAAGATAGAGATTTCTTGCATCTCGCTTAATAAAGAAGTACCAAAGAATAAGTTTGACTTCTCAGCAGCAATAGCAGTATTATCAGCTAAACCATTTGCAACAAATAACTTAACACCATCGAACATAACGTCTCCCATAGATTGGTTGTTAAATCTATCAACAAAACCAAGAGTACCTAAAGCACGAACATAAGCTCTGTAGATATTTTGAGAGATATAGATATGTAAATCTTCTTTACCATATAATGAAGAAGGAATAGCATCAACTATTTTTCCTAATTCAGCAACAACGTTAGAAGCATCTATAGTAGTTCCTGTTACTTCGTTTGCAGCAGGTAAATCAGCGTCTACTGATAATAATGTAGTTAAGCCATCAAATTGACCTTCTCCATCTACACCACTCCATATAGAACTCTCAATTCCTGCAGCTACTTTATCAGCAACGTAACCAATAAGGTAATCTTGGAAAGACTTAGGTAAGTTATCATTCATAACTCCAACACCCATCTCGATTGCTTGCCAATCTTGTCTTAATGTTTGCTTACAAAGTTGTAAGTTTACTTGTAATTCTTTTGGTTCAAGGATTCTCTCTACTTTACTAACTGTAGAAGTAGCTGTGAAGTCACAAGTACCATCTTTTAATAAATCATCTGTAGAAAGTTTAGATACAACTTCCTTAAATTTGATGTTAGGTCTAACTTCAACCCCACCTTTTAAAATCGTGTTTGCACTTAAAAGAGATGCAGAGATAAATTTGCCTGCGTGTTCTCCTGCGTAAGTGCTTGTAATGTTTAATGTAGTAGCCATAATTGCTTTTTTATTTTATATTATTAATAATGTTCCAAATAGCCTGTTTTCTGTTTGTTGGCTTATTTGAGTTAAATTTTACTTGTTGTACTTCAGGATTGTGTACCGATAATTCAGTAGTTTCTTCCTCTGCTACAACTTCAACAGATAATTCTTCTTTTACTTCTTCAGTCATCTCAGAATCTTCTTCAGTAGATGCTTCTTCTGTGCCTTTTAATGCTTCAATCTCAGCTACTAACATTGCAATAGCTTCATTAAATACGTCAACAGATACAAATTCATCTTTAGGAGCTTCTTCTTCAGCAGGTGCATCTTCAACAGGTGCATCTTCTAAAGCTACTTCTTCTAAAGCTACTTCTTCTAAAGCTACTTCTTCTGTAGTAATTTCTTCTACTTTAGGAGCTTCTTCAGAACTTAAAAGAGCCTTGATAGACTTTAAAGTTTCTTTTGGGTTTAACATAGTTTTAAATTTATATTATTATATTAGTAACACTAATCTGTAAGTGCTTCATATCATTTTTGTTATAGATATTAACTATTTAATGTTCTTTCTGTATTGATTTTAGTTATATTGCTTATAGATTGATTTGTTAAACTACCTATACCTTGTTTTTGGTACTCATTACAATCACACCTACACTCTTCTGTAGTATAGGTGTTTTTCTTTTTACAGTATCTTGCTTTCATAATTAAGGTGTATCAGTTACTAAGTTTGCACCTACAAAGTTGTAACCTGTTAAGTTAGCACTTCCTTCTATATCCGTTATAGTTGTTACACTAGTTTCTATCTCGTAGTAGTGATTAGGAGCTGTAGCTAGTAAACTTAAATCTTGTGTTGCACCACTATTATAAATAGTTGACACGTTAGCTGATTGGTCTGTATCCCAAATTGCTATCTGATTCATCGTACCATCATAGTAATTATTATGAACATTACTAGCTCTACCTATTCTAAAAATATTATCACTAGGATTCGCTCCACTAATAACACCATCGTAACCACCATTAGTAGCTACTCCTATAGCTGTCTGAAGCACGTTATCTACATAAATATTAAATCTACTGTAGTAGTCAGATGAATCAGCAGGAACACTACCTGTAGTTCCACCATCAAATGTTACCATTACGTGTTGCCAAGTACCAGATGTAAATGCATTACCTACAACTAATATGATATTGTCATATACAGTACCATAGTTCAGTATTAAAGATGAACCTCCTTGTTGCTTTAATGTAATAGCACCACCACTATAATCATTACCTGCACCATATACTAATAGCGTTTGATTAGCTGTATTTGAGCTAGGTTTAACCCACATTGATATAGTCCAGGCAGAACCATCTCCGTTAGATGCTCTTTCTAAAGCAGTCATATTAATAGGGTTGCCTTGAAAAAAGCTAGTAGTACCATTAAAGTTAATAGATTTATTATTAGTATAAGATACCTCATCTACAGTAACAGTTACAGTAAAGTCTACAGTGCCACCAATAGCATTACCTGCTTTACAATTAACTACAATAGTATCAGCAGCAGTTCCTAAATATGCAGGAGCAGTACCACTAAGAATACCACTATCTTGATTAAGACTCATCCAACTAGGAGCATCAACTTCTACAAACTGATTAACTATATTATCGCTAGATACAATCTGATAATTTAAAGTATTAGCTTCGGTTACAGAAACAGTTTGGTTTGCTACAGTAGGAACATATGTAGCATCTGGTTGTGAACCTCCATTAATAGATTGCTTAGATATTACTGGTATTGAGTAATATGCCCTGTTAGCTCTTACGCCAAAGTGTAAATGAACTGAACTACCTATTGCAGGGTCTGCCTTAGCAGTTGCTACTTTCTCATTATTATCTTCAGAGTATATAGTCAGCTTTCCATCATCATTAAATCTCATTGAAAACATTCCTTGTATTGTGCTAGCTCCTCCTTTTCTGTATCCTACTACACCTGCTCCGTTGTCGAAATAGTACGTAGCATTAGTGTTAATATTCCAATCTCCTGTGCCTCCAAATTCAAAACTTAAAGCCTCATTAGTTTCGTATTTAAACTCGTTATCTAGTTGCTCTTCTGCTGTAACTACTCCACTTGTTGCTGCTGTGTAGTTAGTACCGAAGTAATCTCCTTGACCTACCTCATCAAGCATAAACATCAGCTTCTCTCCTTTTTCAATAGAGATAGCACTCTTTAATACCGTATGGTCTAATATACCATTAATGATACCTGCTTCAGTATTTGCGTAGTCGTGTACAATATCCCATATATAATCTACGTTGTTTATAATTCCATTAGGTAAAACTCCATTAGCCCAAGTGTACATTTGCATATTAAAAGATGTAACTGCTAGAGCAATTGTAGTCTTAGCTACAGCTACCTCTGTTGCACCACTATAATCTATTAATGTTAAATGTCCGTCATTGCCAAATCTAATACCCATTGCGTCTCCATTAGACACTACGTATTTAGCTCCAGAGTTAGTAGTAAGTAATGTACTATTTGAACCATTAGCGGTGAATCCACCTGCATATTCAAACGCAGTACCCCAATTAGAAGCTGTGTTAGCTCCACCATTATAAGCTATAGGAGATTCAGCACCATCCCATATACCTAATATTAAGTTAGCTCCTCCGTGACTTTGAAAGTTCCACTTAAACTCAGAGCCTTGTTCTAATGCTTCACCGAAGTAGAAAGGTAACTGTTGATTAACTGTAGAGTCATTAGTAGATGTTCCCACAGGTTCATTAGCGTTAGTTCCGTAAGAAATAAACCAACCTGAGCTTGTAGCTAAACCACTTGAACCGTTTATCATATTAGATGCATCAATAGTCACAGTAGTAGCGTCATCTAAAACAAGTACTAAATCAGTACCTATAACAGAACCACTTACTACAGGGTTACCTGAACTACCTGAGCTACCTAAAGTAGAAGCATCAACAGTAACAGTAGAGCCATCACTCATAGTTAAGACTATATCAGTACCACTAACAACACCACTTGAAACAGTAGTATCTTCATCAAGAGATAGTCCTGTAACATCTACAGTAACTGTACTAGCATCTGCCATTATAAGAGTTAAGTCTGAACCACTTAATGAACCACTAGATACAAAATTATTCTCATCAACTCCTAAAGTAGTTACATCAACTGTGTAAGACACTCCATCGTTTAAACCTAAAGTTAAGTCATTACCACTTAAAGTAAAAGAATTAACAAAAGTATCTGTAGAAATAAAACCTGCAGTATTAGTAAATACTTCATTTAATTGAACTACAGCTTGATTAAGTACAGAGTTAACAAAAGAACCATTAA